CATTAACTTGTTTCTCAATCTTATCACGATTGTATTTGACAAAGCCTTTGAGCTTTTCAATACGTAATATATCATTCTCTAGTAAAATCAATGATGGCTCCTGTTTCCATTTTGCTATCATTGGTACGAAATCATTTAATATAACAATTGATTCCATACATATCAATTTTCCAAGATATAGTTTTATTATATATGGAAACTGATTTAATGTACAATTAATTATCTGATCTAAATTAAAATTATTCTTCTCAGATTCTAATTGTATTGTATTTATATCATTTAGAAAGGTATGTGTAATACTTTGCTTTCTTTTTATCCATTGTATGTAATTCTCTTCGGCTTCTTCCATACCATATATGATATTGTCGTTGCCAATAGATAAGTTAGCTACAATGAACTGTATGATATCTTGGTCTTTTGGAAACTTTCTTGCTAGTTTCTCAAATAAGTATTTATCATTTCGTGCATTGAATGTTGCATAAGATCCTTTAATATGACCTTTATTTTCGAATACGTTAAATTTTTCTTTTGTAAAATGTAGTTTTAATGCAATGTAATATCTAAAAGCCTTAAACCCCGTCATATATCAAGCCTTGCCCTCTTTGGTAACATGTTTTCGTCCATTAAATTAACTGCAATCTTTTGCTTTAGCGCTTTATTAACCATAGAACTTATATCTTCAGGGTCAATAAAATTTTCTTCGCAGTATTTTAAGACGGCTTCCATGTGGGTCAGACCTAATTCAGAGACTACACTATCTATATAGATAGCAAACTCTTGGGTATTTTTAAACATTTTGCCTTGCATTAAATCATTCCCATATAATAGTTGGCAAGTTTTAAATCATTATTGACTTTTTGCCATTCTTTATATCTAACTTTATATGCTTTCCATATAGGATGAGATTGATCTTCAATGACACTCATCTTATCATCAAATAGTTGTAAGTATTCTTCAAAGAAATTATCGAGTTCTGCTTTACGTACAACTAAGCCTTCCTTAACAACTTCTATTTTCTTTACTTCTTTTCTACGGTAGAGATCTGCTAATAGTTTAGTCATTTGAAGATCCTTTCACGTCTTTAAATCTTTCTTTTAAAAATCTAATCACTTGAAACTCCTTAGTAAAGATATACTCTTCACCAAGATCTACATCAGTAACAATAAATCCATTTTGTACAGTTTTAACGCTCAATTCACTCATAATATTCCTACCTTTTATTTTAATTTTTTAGTAGCTTTCTTTTCTTCAATCTCTAAGATTGCTACCCTTTTCTTAAGTCTCTTACGAATTTCTTCAGAATCATACCAAAGTTCTAAACCTTGTTTCACTTCGTTTAATTCTTTCTTATCTAAGAAACCTTTATAAGCATCATCTAATAACTTCTCAACTTGTTCAACAGTAAAGTCTGTTTGAGTCTTCACAGTTGTTGTATTACCAAAGTTACCAAAAGATGCAGTGTGTATCATCATATACGCTGTTTCAAATACATGTATATTGTGACAATACATTGATATAATAGAAGCAGCACTATGACATGCACCCATTAAAAATCCTGTTATCTCTGCTTGACAAACCATCATAGCGTTAATAATTGCTATGGCTGTATCTAAATTTCCACCATTACTATTGATGTATAAATGTATACGATCAGTTGCTGGTGCATTAATTAATAATGAGATTAAATTCCTATACTTATGAGGATCTTCAATATCCATATCAAGAAATACTTCATGTGTTATACTAGATGAATGTACTGCATTGATATGTACGTTATTAGTTAAATTATTCAGGAGATTTGTTGTTACTACATCGTCATTATTATCCATTGTTATCTCGTTTTATAAAAAATATGGTTTCCTATTTGCGCAGTCTTTTTATACTTCCAACGTGGGTTAACATAGTTGGCATGATAAAAGATTGCACCTCCTGTAAAGTCTTCTATATGATCACGATTAACATATACATGCATCGCTAATTCTCTAATATAATTATACACTTTTCTTTCTTCTCGTGTATAATTATATGTTGTTGCTTTACTTCTAAGACTTGGATCACACCACCATGTAAATTGGCAGGTTTTTCCAAGCTTTTCTCTAACAACATGACATAGATTATTTGGGTAAAGTTTACTTAATGATCTATTCATTGTTACTAAAGCTACGGCGACATGTCCATCTTTGCCTTCGCCTCTAGCTTCGTAATATATATTTTGTGCTAAACACTCAACTTGTTTACGATCTATTTCATCTAACTGTGAGTATCTTATTATCTGTTCTTCTTGATAAGATGTTTTAGCATCTGGTTCTGTTTCAAAAATTGCCACTGATAAAACAAATACAATAAAAATTGCAAGTACAATAACTCTTGGTTTCATAGTTACTTCCTTATTTTAGTATTATATCCTAATTACTAATTAAAGTACATTGTTTTTTACGTTTAAACGCAATTTAACTAACTTTTCGATATAATCTTTACGTTTCTTTTTAAATACCTGCGGCAGTTCATCATCCACACCAACTATAATAACTATATTAGGTATTTTAATCCTGTACATCTCTTCAAACATAAGAGAGTAAGCTGTAGCCTGAATGAAATAATTTTCAATCTTGGATTCTTCTTTAGGACGTTTTGCGGTCTTAAAGTCAATGACAGATAGTTCACCATCATATTCACCGATACAATCTACTGTACCGGCCATTTCAAGCTTATCAGTATACAACATATTCTCTAACGCATGTATGTTATCAATCTTATCAACAATAGGTTTCAAAGATGTCCACATATCATGGTTAAACATATCAACTTGTAGAGGTTCGCCTTTAAGAAAGGATTCACATAGTTCATGGATCTGAGTACCTCTACTCGCTGCTCTGTTCGATATACGATTCGCTTCGTCTTCACCAACGCGATCTCGCCATGCTTTAATTGCAGCTTCGTTTAATTTGCCAGTTACAGTTGTAACTGATGGGTAACGATTCCCATTAGGAACTTCGTATAATCTACCATTATCGGTATCGATACGTTTAATCACAGGGTATTCATGATGTATAAAATTTTTCATTATATAGATATTATATCATAAGTACTAATTAAAGTACACTGTTTTATTGATATTTTTTCTTCAATGTAGGCAGTTTTTTGCCATCTTCTGTATACTTAGTATCATCCTTTGGAGCCTCGGCAGGCTCCTCTGGAGTGATAGTAATTGTTTCAGATTCTAATACTATAGGCTCTTCAGCCTTATCACAACTGGTTAATAATAAAACTGCAAGTATTAGTAATAAACCAATACTTATTGGTCTTAAACCATAGTTATGTCTAATCATTAGTTATCCTAATATTTCCATAGCATGATCGTAATGTTTAATACGATCTTCTAAACCAATATAACCACCGTTAATACGTTTGGTCATACCCTTAATATCTTTCTCATCAGCATACTTATTTAATCCATTCTTATTCCAGAACCAAATAGCAGCTAATAATGAGGTTGGTATGTGATCACATAATAGATCAGGATCATCCATAACTGTTTCAGGATCATCAAAGAAATCATTAGCAAAGTTTGTATAGTTATCCTTACCAGTTAATTGGATTGGGCCTCTTCCTCTATAGAACCAACCATCTCCAGATTCTGTATCACCATTACCCATACGATTAGCATAGATAACATTGGCGATTTTTTCTGGTTGTCTGTGATATTCTTGAGCATCTCGGCCAGCATTCTTAAAATACTTTGGAAATATTTTATCTAATGCCTCAGCCGAGTAGTTCAAGTTTTCGGTTAGTACAGTAAAATTCCTTGATTCATGTCCACACTGTGCAATAAATGCTGCAACTCTAGGTGCTGTTGTAATCTCGAATTTAGGAAAGTATTCAACCATTGCTTCATGCCAAGATGATACCTCTTTGTTTCCCTTCAAAAGGTCCTCTAGTTTTTTTTGTGTGAAATCGAATTCAAATGACATTTTTACTCCCTTATTTTTCTTTTTTCCATAGTGTCCATGCACCGTAACCAATTGCGGCCCAGGCTGCGATGTTCACAAGTGGGTGTGCTACTAATGCTAATACACCAACACCAATTAGTGCTGCACCATCCCATGATGTTCTTTCGGCCCAACGGGCTTTAACCCAGTCCATGACCATTGTTAATAAACCTTCCATAAGTTTCTCCTTATTTGTCTTCAACAACATCTTCATATCTTAGTTTAGCTGTAATATAATCTTTAACTAAACTAGATCTTACAATATCGTCTACTGTAAATTCAATACGCTCAAATGACTGCATATGTTGAGCAATATCGAAAAATTTAAGCAAGCCAGATTTATCATTCGCCCTCCTTAAATCTGTTTGCCTATAGTCACCGCACCACATGATTTTCGATCTATAACCGACTCGTGTCATGACAGTGTCTATCTCTTCAAAGTTCATATTCTGCATTTCATCTACAATAATGATAGCGTCATCAAATGACATACCACGAATAAATGATGTAGATATAAACCTAACGTATCCTTGTTCTTCTAATCTTTGGTAAGCATCTGACCGACCAAATAATGTTTCACAGATCTGTTTATATGGTTGTTGATAGATTTCCATCTTATCAGCAACATCTCCAGGTAAATGTCCCATATCCCTAGATTGTACAGCAGATCTTACAATAATAATCTTTTTAAAGAAGTTACCTTTATCTAATACTTCTTCTATTGCTTTATAAAAAGCACAAAATGTTTTACCTGTACCTGCAACCCCATGTAATGCTATAAAATAACTTCCTAACTTATATGCATCAAAGAATTTTTTTTGATTGTCTGTTAGTGGATCAATCTTCACTAGCATATCGGGTTTAATTGTTAACGAATTACTTTTTTGCGGTTGCGTAACACCTTCCGGGTGAGACGCTGCCTTACGTCTAGCCATATAGCTCCTTACGTATTGAATGTTTTATTGAGTTCAGATCCTGGAGATCTAGAGTGAATCTTTTGCATGACTTCCTTAAAACCTTGGTCAGTTTTACGAATGCCTAGTTTTACGGGATCAATTAATGGATTAGAACCGAGTACAGATTCTATATGTGGATTTTCTTTTAAGTATTCTTCTTTAGATGCAATACTCATAAACTTCTCGAATACTTCACCTGTGTTTGTATCTTTAAAATCATACAGAGGCATAATTATCCTTTGTTAATATATTATTGTTATTTATAAACTCTGGAGCTTGCCTTTTCTTCCAATTAAACATTCTTTGTTTCTCACCATTATAGTAATTATGATAAGATTGTAATGAATTGCCAGGTATTTTATACTCATCTGGCATTGCAGGAGTTGGTTCTGTAAATGGCACATCAGCAATATTAGTGGGTGGAGTCTTAAGAGCTTCAGCTAGTACTGTACACTTATGTTCTTTTTCATAACGATAAGTATATTCCTTAAGCAATTCCATTAATAATGAATGTAACCATAAGTAATTTGCTTTTGATTGTCTTGTCCATACTGTTGATGGATGATTAATATGTGTAGCATGATAGAGCTGAGTTTCACGATAATCTGGTAGGACCCAGCGTTTAGCTTTCCTACCAGTTCGTGTATGCCCAATAATTTCATGACCATCTAGATATCTATGCGCTGAAGATAATAGTTGACATGTTTCGACAATCATCTTAACACAATGTTTATCTACATGATACTGTGCACATATTTGTGGATCTTCATGTAAGTAAAAAATATTCATAATCTAATTATATCAAAAAAGTTATTTAATGTAAAATTATTTAGCTTTTTCAAGAACAGGAACTATTCCAGCACCTTCTACAACTTTACGAGTAACCTTTTTATATAACTTATTAAGCTTTTGATCTTTAATGGCAAGAAGTATTTTAGCTTCTGATGGATGCACATTCTCTAATAGCTCAATAAATAACTGCTCAAGACGCAATGGCTTAACATCTGTTCTTTGGAAAATATAAAGCTTTTTCATTTCCATTCTTAAGTTAACTGGTGACATACCTAATGGAGCAGCATCTTCTCTATACGGAGGATCTCCTTCAGGTAAGTTTAACTTTTTCTCAGGTATAAAAGCATATTCAAGCATAATTCTAACTGCTTGATCATTAACATAATTGTTAATTGCTTTAGGATCTGCATTAATTTCTTCTAGTACTTCTGTTAAATACTTCATTTAAAACTCCTCGATGTCATCAAGTAATAGTCGACATCTATTTTTAATTAAATAATCCATAATTTTCATCTTATCACCTTTAGGTTTACAGTTAGTGTATTCCTCAATGATAGAATTATGTATTTCTTTAGGTATATAATCAAAGTTCACTAACATAATATTACGTTGATAGTTTCTTTTTTCCTCATCAGTACGACAAGCATCTATACCTTGTTCATAAAACTCAGCCAATCTTTTCTTCATCATTGGCTTCTGTCTTTCTTGATTAATGAATACATCATCTTTACTAAGGATGTTTGGTATACCATCACCACTATCACCTTTTACAATATGAGTAACAATATATTCATCAATATCTTTTTGACTGGACTCAATAAATTTCTTTTGCATTGGAGACCATTGTCTTACATTTCTATTCTTTTGTAACTGTATAAAGTCTTTATCAGAAGAAACAATTAATACCTTTTGTGGTTCTTCAAATAAACCTTCAGTAAGCAATTCGTTCTCTTGACTATATTTAACTAAAGCTGCAATCACATCATCAGCTTCTGCTTTATCTACATGTACAACCTTATATGGAAAATGTTCTTTAATATCTTCTCTTATTTGTGATAGAGTATCAAAGATTAATTTCCAATCTAAGTCAGACTTTTCTCGATTAACTTTACGCATTGCTTTATAATTAGGAAAAGCATCTCTACGCCAGTATGATTTACCGTCACACGCAATCACTACATCACCATATTCGGGAGCGTATTTCTTTTTATATGATTTAATGGTAGAGATTGTCGCATGACGGATCAAATCAACCGTTTGTTCAGGTGTATTATGTTTCAGATCATTCTGAAATGGTAATATATTTGATAAAGCAATTTGACTATAGTCAAGTATAATCATTAGAATGCTCCTAATATTAAGCAGTCTTGATTAACTCGACCATTTACTGCAGATCCTTTAGTTTTCAAGTCATTAAATTGTTTATTCACTTCACGTTTAGCCATTTTTAAATCTTTAAAGAAGACTTCAGGTTTACGTATTGTCTTAGCTTCTGATTTAGCAACACTATAGTTTATAATTGTTGTACCTTTTACTGTAAGCCCTGAGTTATCTTCAGCCTCATATTTAAATAGTTTTCTATTCTTAGTATTGTAAACATAGACCATATCAGCACCTACAATTCCTGCAGGATCAACTGATCTCATATTAAGTTCGTCAAACTTAACCATATATTTCATACGTTTGACAATAACACCTGGTGGTTTAGCTCTTATTGTTCTAGGTTTCTTGACAACAACTGCATGTTGTCGACATTCATCTACAATAGACTGTAAGAAAGCAATAAACTTTTTAAGTTCTGCTTTAGTAAAGAAAGAATAACCTTCAACAAGCTGTTCACATTCACCTGCTAGAGCTTCCTGTGCTTCTTTTAAAGGATATTCATAGTAGTCTGCAATCTTCTTAGCAACAGCACCACTGGTACCATTTTTAAGTAAGAATGCTTTAGTGGAGAAGGAAGAAGCTTTGGTATTGATAAACGCATCAATGGCATAATCAATATCCTCACTTTGAGTCCGAGCCGCATCGATGATTCTTTGGTCAATCGATATAACGGGAGCTTTCGGCTTAGACTCTTCTACATCATCTTTAGCCTCTTCCTTCATAACTTTTAAATACTTTTCGTATGTTATGTTAATTGTTTGTTGTAATACTTTCATATGATCATCAGATAGATAACCACCAGCATCTAATATCATAATGAGTTTACCTGCACTACCAAGTTCCCAATTAGCTGCTTTTGATAATATACTAGCTTTTGTTTTATCTGTCTTTCTAACATAGTTAATAACTGCTTTAGAAAGAACTCTATCTTCTAGTTGATTGTATTGGCCAAGTGCGGCCATCAACGTTGATTGATAGTTTTCTTTAGTGACTATAGTTTTATCAGCACCTTTAAGCCGATTAGCCATAGCATGTGCTTTTGATTTAGATAACGCCATTAATTGCTCCCATAATTAATATAATATAGATATTATACACTAAACTCGATTTAATGTACAATAATTTATTCGGCTTTAGTAATATTTTGATACATCACCTCAAATTCTTCATGCTCAGCAACCTCTTCTTGGAAGTTCTGCTTATGATGAACTTTAATCATTTTATTAATGGTTTTTCTTGGAATTTTATAGTTGTCATTTAAATCATCAACTATATGTTTGATCATATCACGTTCTGCATCGATACGTAATAATGAGTTTGACGCCTCTTGTAAGGCTTCTTTGATTTTCTTTTTATCTTCACTTAATAATTGCATAGTATTTCCTGTAATAAACATTATAATATAGCAGCAATATCATTTTCACTAATCATAATACGCTGTCCTTCTTTTAGAGTAACAACTTTACCTTTACTCCAATCTAATAATACAATATCATCAACAACAACTTCGGTACAATCTGGCCCTACTGCTAAAACTTTTGCCTTTTTAGATTCTCCTACACCCTGGTTGCTTTCAATAATAATGCCTGATTCAGTAACTTTATTAATAGCAAGCTCTGCTAATAATACATTTTTCTTCAATGGTTTAATAATCATAAATTTACTTTCTTAATTGAGTCCCACCTGAAAGATCTCCAGGCAGTTTTTTCTAGGTCAAAGACACGCAGCGCTTCTTTGGAAACGGTTTCAGTAGAGCTGGTATCTCCTGTTCCTTGAGGTACATGTTCTCCGGGAATTCTGGAAGTTGAGAGTGTGCAGAGCATTGCTCTTTCAGTTCCGTCCCTTTTGGTGAAAGTAACGCTGACTTCATTTTCTTGTAATTTAGCCCTAAGTAAGTTCTTAAAATTGTCTGTTGTAAAATCATAATTCTCCATAATATACCTCAAAGTTAATAATAAAAAAGTTCTGCACAACTCCGTCGAGTCTGACCCGCGGAAACAGTTCCGGAATATGTCCGCATGTATGTATTAAGTGGCGCAGAACTTATTCTTCACCAAAGCCAGGACCCCAAGGGTGCGGATCCATGGATGCTACTATTTCTTCTTTGATAGGTTCATCAAAGATCCAACCGCTTTCTTGTAATTCTTCACGATTACGTGGATCAGCCATGTGCTTATCTAAGAATAATAATTGTCTCAATATCTCTTTTAATGGTTCACCGTTCATACGTAAACGGAAACCATATATGTCTTTATGATAATCTGATAGTGTAGTTACAAGCTCGTCGTAACTATATTTTTTATAAAATTTAAGTGATTCTTTTGCACTAAAACTCATAATCCATCTCCTTTGTTTACCATTTATATACATTATATACTGTTTTCTAATTAATGTAAACAGTTTTATGTAATTAAATTGTAACAAATTTGTAACACTATTACTAACATATAATAGTATTATATCAAAATTATGAATTAATGTACAATAATATTTGCGATGAATTCAGCTATGAATTCAATCAATTTCCAGAAACTAATAATTAATAAAACATACCAAACTGCCGATTTTAGCGTTTTCATTAACATTGTTGGTGAAACAGGGTAGACTACCTACCCTGTCCTCGATATTTTTTAAAAGATGCTTTCTTATTTTTATTCATAGTCTGCATCTTTGGTTTACGCCCACCTTGACTTGTCCTTTTTAAGACTGGTTCGTGAGCTACTTTAATTGCTGAGTTTGTTTTCTTTGCCATAGTAATAACCTTTCAATTGAAAAGTTTATTTATATTACTTGTCAGTAGCTTTCTTAGCAGTGAATGCTTGTCCACCAAAGAATGCAGCTACAATCGCAGCAACAGAAACAAAATATGTTGCAGCCATATCGCCTAGAATTTTAGCTGCACTATCTAAACCTAATAATACTGCAAGTACAACAGCAAATGGATAGAGTAGCATACCAAATAATGCAAACCATGCCATGTTTCTTTGTGCATCTCTCATTGCATCTTGGTCTTCTAATTCTTTTCGTCTAAATTCCAGATACATTTTTTGTTCTTCAGGTGAAACTACTCCATCACCATTTGTATCTGCTGGGTGAAACCCCTTTACATCTTCAGCCATAATAATCTCCCGTTATTTGCTTGTTGCTTTATATGTACCGTCCCAATCTTTAGGACAACCTCCATTCAACCGTTCTAGCATATTTGTATAATATTGTTTCAATTCAGAATTTGCTTTCACTAAGTGTTGAATCATAACAATCGCTGTATCCCATTGACCTGCATAATACGCTCTTAAATATTTCTTATGAGCAGTTATGTCTGCAATGTTAGCAATTGTATATACCTTAACCCCTACAGTTTTACCTTTAACTGCAATGGTATCTAACTCTATTACTGTATATTTATCTTTTACAAGTTTTGCAGTGCCTTCTCCAAGGATAATTCTAACGCCGTATGTCTTAGATTGTCCTTCAAGTCTTGATGCTAGATTAACTGCGTCACCCAGGCATGTATAGTCGAACCTTTGAGTACTACCCATGTTCCCAACAATGACACTGCCAGTATTAATACCGAGTCCCATTCCGAATGCTGGGATACCTTCTTTAGAAATTTCTTGATTGAATTCATCTAAATCTCCTAACATTTGTAAACCTGTTTTAACAGCATTAATTGCATGATCTTTATCATCTAATGGAGCATTCCAAAATGCCATCTGTGCATCACCAATATATTTGTCTAATGTCCCATTATTATCTAATATCTTTTGAGTCATTGCTGTCATATATCGATTCATGATCTCGGTTAAACCTTCAACGTTATCTCCATAGTGTTCTGATATTGTTGTAAATCCTCGAACATCAGTAAACATTATAGATAGATCTCTTCTTTCACCACCAAGTCTTAATAACTCAGGATTCTTTTGTAGTTTTTCTACAAGAGCTGGTGATAAGTATGTACCAAATTGTTTCTTAATTTGTAATTTTTGATTAAGTTCTGTTATGAATTTAACAGTATAGCTATGTAGATATACAATAGCAAGAGCCAAAATGCCATAAGATATATCGACCAGTGTGGAGGATTGTGTAAAAAGTGTATTGCCACTATAATACATAAGAATCCCAATGAGAATAATACCAAAGTAACCATGTTTCCACCTCGTTAAAAATATCGCAATAATGCCAAGCACTAACCATGCAAGTATCTCAGCTCCGTCTGCCCAGTCTGGTCGTTGTATATTAACACCATTTGCAAGCGTTCCTATCACTGCAGCCTGAACATCTTGTGGCCATAGACCACCAATCGCAGTCGGTAAAGGATTAGCTAAACCTGCTGCCGTTACTCCAACAATAACTATACCACCATCAAAGTCTTTTGGTAAATCTACTACTGAAAATGATTTTGATTTTTGACTATAATCTATCCATATTCGACCTAACGCATCAGTTGATAATTGACCAACCGCAGGTATCCTCATCTTTTCTATACCACCTTCAAACAATTTAACCTGTATAGTAGAATCGCCAACTGCAACTCTTAATGTTTCAAGTGATAAGCTTGGATAGATCTTTTCATTATATGTTATAACTAATGGGATTCTTCGATTGACACCATCAATTTCAGATAGCATATTAGTAATACCGATACCAGCTGCAGCATTTTCTAATTCAGGTATATTTGCTATAATGCCTGGATATTGGATAATCATATCAGAAAACTGTGCATTAATAACTGCAGAACCTGGTGCTTTTGGATTGTTTTTAGTTACTTCGGAAGGAGCATTTGATAGAACAACATTACCATATTTGTTAAGTGTTTCGGCTAGTTTAGCATCACCACCCTGTCGGTCTGCTTCAGGCATTAGAATATTAAATACAACTAATCCAGCATTTCTTTGATATAAGTCATCTATAATCTTTGCATAGATATCACGTTTAAATGGGAATTGACCATACTTATCTAATGTTGCTTCATCAATATTGACAGTATAG